CGGGAGGAAGGGTTCCGAATCGCCAAGCAATACGGCTTGGGCCGTGAAGGTGTGGACAGCGGCTTCAACACGCTGATCGCCTCCGGCGTCGAGTATGGGGCGGCCAAAAAGACCGCTGACGCCATTGGCCAAGGCACTGCCGTTACGGGCGCGGATGCGGCGATCCTGGGTAAGGCCGTCGTGGCCGGTGCCAGTGCGTTCAATATCGACCTCAACAAGGACGGCGCAGCACTAGAGCTGCTGCAAAAGATGACCGTTGCCGGTCGTCTCGGCAACGCCGAGCTGGAGAACCTTGCGGACCTGTTCCCCAAGATCGGCCAGTCTGCCCAGCGGGCCGGCATGTCTATTTCTCAGGCCTTGGCGTTCACCGAGACGCTGTCGACGGTTGAGATGCAGCCAGAGCGCCTGGGCACCTTGGCCGATTCGACCCTGCGGGTGTTCGGTATCAAGGCGTACCAGGAGCAGGTTACCAAGTCCACGGGCGTGGAGTTCTTCGACAAGAAAGGCAGCTACCGTGACCCGGCAGCGGTACTGGGCGACCTCAAGAGCAAGTACGACAAGCTCACAACCGACAAGGAGCGGGCTCGATTCCTAGGCGTGACCTTTAAAGGCATGGACCAGGACACCGTCCGGGGTATGCAAATCATGCTGTCGGGTAACCGCCTGGACACCTTTAAAGAGCAGTCCGCCGAGATCGCTCGGGCTGAGCCGGTGTTCAACAGGGACTTGGCGGACAACGTGAACAGCGCCACGGGCACCGGTAGCCGCGTGCGTGCCACCCTCAGCCAAGCCATCGACCGCATGGCGCAGCCCCTCAACAAGGGCCTAGCCGAGTTCGGCTCGTACATTCTGGATGACCTCAACCTGACCGGTGAGCAGATGCTGGGGGCTGGTATCGCCACCGGCCTTGGGGGCTACTACGCGGGTCGCGGTGCCAAAGCAGGTGCAGGGGCGCTGCTCAACAAGTTCTTGGGTGGCCCGGAAACACTGAAAAATGTAGCGGTCGGCAAGGTGCTTGAGGAGGCCGCCGGCGTAACCTCCGTGTTCGTCACAAACTGGCCGGCCGGGGGCATGCAGGCTCCGACAGCCGATGTGTCGAAGAACTCGAAAAACTGGGGCAGGTACGTCGCGCTTGGCTCGACGGCACTAACCATGAGTGTGCTCGGTGGCAGTTCGGATAACACCGATGAGGCCCGCTTGCGTCACGCGCAGGCCAGCAGCCTGCTCACCGCAGGGCAGAAGAGCTATTACACATCGTTCTACCGCAACCGCATGAGCCTCGCGGGCGCAAACCCGACCCAGTCGGATGACTGGGTGTCGCAACAGGCTCAGCGCCTAGCGCAGCAAGAAACCGGCCTAACGGCCAATGGCATGTCGGCCGCAGGGGGCAGCGCTTGGGCATCAGGCATTGCCACTAGAGCTGTTGAGGCCGGTCTTAACGGTGTGGCCCAGAAGCTGGCAGCCCTGCTGGATAAGCCCTTGGTTGTTGAAGTTCGGGCAGACACCGACTACATCCACGCGCAGGTTGAGCGCAAGGCGGGTATTCAAGTGAGGCGTGGTCAATGAGCTGGAAAAATGACCTGCTGGATTGCACGTATCGTGGCGTCGCGATGGACATCATGGGTGAGGACTTAGAGGCGTCCCGCGCAGTCGTCCAGCATGGCGTGCCCTATGTGGATGGCGATGATGTGGAGGATTTAGGGCAAGAAGCCCGAGTGTTCTCGATGCGCGCCGTAGTGTTCGGGCCCAACTACATGTTCCAGCTCAGGCTGATCCTTTCAGCTCTGGACACCCTCGGCCCCGGTGAGCTTGTTCACCCGATCTATGGGAGCGTGACCGTTGTCAGTGGGGGTTACAAGGTCAGCCACCAGGCGGAGCGGCCCGACTATGCCGAAATCGCCGTGCGCTTCTTGGAGCACACCCCGAATGACGCTTTCTTCAATCGGGAGCTGACCTACACCGAAACCGGAGCGGTTTATGTGGAGGATGAGCGTACCTGGCAGGATGGCGTATTTGACCTGATCGGCCGCTTGGACTCGCTGGTGGCTGAGGTGCAGGGGTGGATCGGCGGGGGCTGGATTGGGCTGATGGAGAAGGTGCTTGGCCTGCCAGGCATCACCCTTCGCTTGCAGCAGATGCGCTCTCAGATCATGGGCGTGGTGTCGGGGGTCGAGGCTATGGCCAACAGCACGGGGTCGGCCTTCGATCCCCTGACTGATCTGACCAGGTCGCCTACCGAGATCCGTTCTTCTATCGAGGACAGCACCCCAAGCACCTCGGCCGACTTGCTCAGCCGTACCGGGCTGCCCTCGGCTATGCCGGGTGCCGAGTCGCTGCCGCCCGATATCGCCCGTATCGGCACCGCCTTCCTGGTAGCGGCGCGTGAGGGAGCAGATCCGGACGGTTCGGCGCTACCCGAGACCATGCCTGAAGACCCTGTCGAAGCGCTGGCCTTCGCGCTGATCACCCTGGTGGTCACAGAGCTGGCCCTGAGCTACGCCAGTGCGATTGGGGTGGCCATAGAGAATGATGCGGACGATTTGGCACTCAGCCCAAGCGACCTGGAGCGTTTGGCCAACCTGGCACGCAGTCTGATCCAGGCGGCCATCCTGTTGCATCGCCACCTATACGGCATCGAGGAGGCGTTACCCGTCATCGAAGGGCTGAGGACAACTGCGGCCCTGATCCAGGCTCGCGCCCGCCAGTTGGTGCTTCAGCGCCCGCCGCTCCTGTCCAGGACAGTCGAAACCGCGACAAACCTGCGGCTCTTGGCCCATCGCTGGTACAGCGACAGTCGCCGGGCAGATGAGTTGATGCGGCTTAACCCCGAGCTGCGTTCGCCCTACAGCATTGCTCCAGGAACGGTGATCCGCGCTTATGCAAACTGAAGAGTCCATCCGCCTCTCTATCGGCGGCAAGATCTACAAGACATGGGATGGGTGGTCGGTTGAGTCCGACCTGCTGACCCCGGCTGATGGGTTCGAGCTGGAGCTGTTCACTCGCGACACGGTCCAGTTGCCGGAGGCGCTGGTTGAAGGTGCCAGTTGCACACTGACGCTTGGCCGCGACCGGGTGCTGACCGGCCAGCTGGACGAGCTTGAGCACGACGTATCAAAGCGAGGCATCTTCATTCGCGTCACAGGCCGGGACAAAGCGGCTGCCTTGGTTGATTGCTCGGCCCCGTTCGTCTCGATGCGCGAGGCGTCTCTGGCCCAGATCCTCAAGGAAGTTGTCACCCCGCTAGGTATCACCCGCGTGGAAGTGCGAGCGGCGGGCAAGCCGATCCAGCGCCGGGTCCAGGTCGAGCCTGGCCAATCAGGATGGGAGGCGCTGCTGCAAGTCGCTGAGGCCAACGGACTGTGGCCATGGGTTGAACCGGATGGCCTTCTGGTGGTGGGCGGCCCGGACTACACCTCAGCGCCAGTGGGTGAGCTGATCATGCGGACGGACGGCAAAGGCAACAATGTTGAGCGTCTGTCCGTTCGGCGCTCCATCGCCGGCCGCTACAGCCAGGTCACCGTGCTGGGCCAGCACGGTCAGTACGATAATGACGGGCTTGATACCGGTGGCAAAACCCATATGCGCTCAATCATCAAGGACGATGTATTGGCTCGTCGCGGGATCTTCCGGCCCAAAATCGTCATCGACAGCGCCAGTGAGAGCCAGGACATGGCGACCACCAGGGCAAGGAAGGTGCTTGCCGACAGCCGGCTTGAAGGGTTTGAGGTCCGTGCAGTCGTCAAGGGCTTCCGTGCGCCCAACGGTGCGGTCTGGAAGCCAGGCCAGCGCGTGATCGTGCGCAGCGAGCCACATGGGTTGGATGCAACCTTTTTCATCATGGCGCGCACATTGCGCCTGACTCGTGGCCAAGGCGGTGCCTACACCGAGCTGCGCCTGCGAGAGGACAAGATGTGGGTGCTCGATGGCAACCCGCTCAAGAAGCACAAGGGCAAGAAGTCGAAGACGGACGCGGACGCCGCGTTCATCAATATGGTCAGGGGGCTTTGATGGCATCACTTCCTGGGCTCGTTCGCGAGCAGATTGACCGCGCACTGCGTGGTGTTCGGCAGGCATTCCGGGCCGTGGGCACGCGAAACACGCACGGCCCTAGCATCGGCGTCCAGATGCAGGGCCTGGCCGGTGAGACGGTCGTGGGCGAGTTGGCTCAGCACTATGGCTTCACGTCGGCGCCCTTGGCCGGGGCCGAGTTCATCGTGCTGCCGATAGGTGGTAACAGCAAGCATGCAGTGGTGATCGCTACCGAAGACGCCCGGTATAGGCTGAAGATTCAGGACGGCGAGGTCGCGCTCTATTCCGACGAGGGCGACCATGTCCACCTCAAGCGCGGCCGGGTGATCGAGGTCGTCACCGAAACGCTCCTGATCAAGGCCAGCACTAAGGTCAGATTTGAGACACCCATGATCGAGGCCACTGGGGAGTACCAGGGCGAAGGCAACATCCAGTCGGCAGCCGATGTGATTGACCAAGTCCGCAGCATGCAGGCCGACCGCGAGCTGTACAACGCCCACAAACATGGCAGCAGCCCGCCTCCAGAACCGTTGCAGTAACCCCGCCCTCTATTTCTGGTCCATGTAAGCAGCTGTCATGGGCCAGAAATACCTAAGTCCGCGTGCGCGAGGCAACCTGCCTCGCTATGGACGCAAGCATAAACCCCACCACCGGCGACTTGACTGGCCAGCGAACCACTACGCTGGGCAACGCCGTATACCTACGCCTGATGACTCCCCTCGGCAGCTACTGGGCCGACCCGGAGCTGGGCTCCCGGCTGCATGAACTCAAGCGGGAGAAGGACAAGGCGCGCGTCAGTACGCTCGCCATCCAGTACGCCCAGCAAGCCCTCCAGGGGCTGATTGATGACGGTCGTGCGACTTCGGTGGAGGTCACTGCTGAGCAACCCCACAACGGCTGGTTGAGGCTCCTGATCGAGGTCTATGCCCCGGCTGGCCGTCAGACTTTCGAGCACCTGGTGAGCGTGATCTGATGCCCTACGAAGCCCCCCCATTCGACGCCATCCGCTCTCGGGCCTTGCGTGATATCCGCTCGCAGCTACCCGAAGCGGATATCACGTCTGACAGTGATAACCATGTCCGTGCCAGTGCCGTTGCCGCTATCGCCGAGGGTATCCACCAGCAGGCTTCCTGGACGGCTCGGCAGATCTTCCCGGATAGCGCCGACTTCGAAGAGCTGAAGCGGCATGCGGCCACCCGCGATGTGAAGCCAAAGTCGGCAACGTCGGCCGGTAACTCCCTTGAGGTGACTGGTGCGGCCAACGCTGCGGTAATCGTGGGGCTGCGGGTGCGGCACATCGCCTCCGGCCAGATCTTCGCGACGGTGACGAGCGCCGTCATTCCGGAGTCCGGGGTGGCGACGGTGCTTGTGACCTCTGAGGACACCGGAGCTGCGCTTAACGGGCTGGAGGGTTCGTGCACCTTCATCAGTCCGCCGCTCAACGTCGACGGTGCGTGCACTCTGACGGCGACTGTCGGCGGCACCGATGATGAGACGCAGGAGAGCCTTCTGGCGCGTTATCTGGACGTGCTGCGCTTCCCGCCAAGCGGCGGCTCGATTCCCGATTATCGCCGCTGGGCACTGTCGGTCGACGGTGTGTCGACCGTCCTGGTTCTACCCAAGCGGCGCGGAGGCAACTCGATTGATGTTGTCATCACATCGGCAGGCGGTGCTTCCTCCGACGCGGTTATTCAAGCCTGCCAAGCCTATATCGAGAGCGTGGCGCCGGCCGGAGCGGACGTATGGGTGTTCACGCCTCAGATCGTAGAGGTCGACATCCTCGCGAAGGTTAAGCCAGCGGTCAATTACACGATCGAGTCGCTTCAGGAGCCGATTGAAGACGCCTGCAAGAAGATCATCGAGCCGGTCGCTCCTCTGGAAACGCTGTATCTGATCCGTGTGTCCTCCGCGATCAGTGCGCTGGGCGGGGTTGTTGACCTGAAAATAGTGACCCCCACTGGGAACGTGGTCACCTCGGCAGATCCTGCCATTGTTCGGTGGGCTCGTTTCGGCTCCGTGCAACTCCAGGAACTGGAGGATCAGCCTTGAGCGACATAATCGTAGAGCAGCTGCAATCGCTCCTCCCGCCCGTGTCCTACGACCCTCAGGGCAAGGTTCTGTTGAGCCAGCTGCAAGCTGAAGCCAATTCCCTTCAGCAAGCCCTGAGCCTGTTGGAAGAGGTCGAGAGTGCGGTTTTCCCGGAGTCAGCGGGGCAATACATCGCTGACTGGGAGCGCGTTTATCAAATCGTTCCGCCACCTGGTGCATCGCAAGAAGAGCGTGTGCAAGCGGTATTGGCTGCTATGGGCGATTTGGGCGGCCAATCAATTCCGTACTTCATACGCCTGGCGTCGTTACTCGGCGTGAAGGTGGACATCGACACATTCCGCGTCCCTGTGGTTGGCCTGTTGAATACGGGCGACCCCATCTACTCGGGTGATTGGCCGTTCACTTGGCGAGTGAATGCCCGACTCAAAAACTTCACCAGTCCGCGTATGGAGTCGCGCTTGGAAGAGCGCAGGCCAGCAAACACAGATGTGATTTTCGGGTATGGAAAAGAAGTAGTCGGCGGTGTCACTGATGCCGTCGACAAGCTCTTTACATCAATTAACTACATTATTCCTTCCAGTCTGAGAAAGCTAAATGGCTGACCAAACTACCATCGAGACACTTGAAGCTTATGCGGCTTCGCTATCTGAGGCCTCGATCCGAGCCAATACTGCTGCTGCGCAGCAACATGAATATGTCAATGGTGCACCCACTGTTGATGTGCAGACCGAGAATGGTCCTGTACCTACGTTGGCCAAGCAAGCCGTCCTCGGGCAGGAAAAGATCACCGCAGCGCTGGTTGAAGTGGCATCCCAACTGTCGGGCTCCATGAGTTACAAGGACACCGCAGCAGGCATCGCCGGGACAAATCCAGGAGGGTTCTTCAGCGTTCCTGTACCCGGTGCTGACGAAGCCATGATCATTTACGAAAACGTGAATGGCGTAGCAGTTGAGTATGCTCGTATGGGTTCGGCGAAGGCGTTGGAAAAGGTGGCGGAGAAAACGCAGAACATTGAGCAAGATCCGGACCCTTACACTGTCTTTTCCATCGCCGATGATCGCGGCCATGCGGCTCTTGCAGTGACTCACGAAGCGAAGGTGTTGGCGCCCGATCTGGTTGTAGAGAGTATGGGGTCTACTGGTGAGTCGGAGATTTACAGCCTCGCCTTTTGCGACAACAAGGGTAATGTCGCATTCGGCATTGGCCATGATGGCAAAGTCATTGTTGGTCTTGGTGAGCAAAGTGGAGCAGGCGAGGCAGTAGCTGACACCAGTTGGCAAGAGCTTACCCTGGGCAAGGACGAGGTAATCGTCCACATTGGTGACAGCTTTACAGCCTCTCATTACCCGGTACGTGACAAGTCTTACGTGAGTCAGTTGTCGGCATTGTCTCCGTACCGCCATCAAAACTTCGGTGTGAGCGGCAATGACTTGCTCGATATGCAATATCGGGCAGTCAATGACATCGCCACTGTAGGCTCAACATTCCGGGCGATGAAAGCCAAGTATGCGTTCATCACCTCTTGGAACAACGACGCTTCGTTTCGCGATATAGATCTGTCCTATTACGCTGAAAACATGCGCCGTATGATCGATACCGTGCGGGCTTTTGGCGCCGAACCAGTCATCACAAGCCAGTTTCATACGGTATCGGCAGACTTTGCCCTTCTGGCGAGAGTCGCGGAAGAAGCAGGCTGCGCCTTTATCGACTGCTCGACCATAAACCGGGAGATCGGAAACTTGCAGATTGGTCCTTTCATGCAGGGGCCAGGCGTGCTGCATCCGGGTACGCGAACCGGTGGAGTTTTCTGGCTGCCGATGTTGGACTTCATCGACCGGATGCCGAAACCAGAACAAGCCATCAAAATTTACCGCAAGCGCAACGGGTTCACTCCAGCCAGTGCCAGCGATCTCCTTTACAAAGATCGCCTAGACCGTGCAAAGAAGTGGAAAGAGCTGACGGTTTTCCATTTCTCGCTGAACCCAGAAGCGAAGTATGACGAGTTGGGTAAGCTGGCCTACAACAGCGAGTCGTACACCTGGTTCCGGAATGATGACGAATACCAGAAGCTCGCGGCTGGTAATCCGGTCGCGTTCTCAGACTATGGCTTATTGGAAATCACCCTCCCAGGTGGGGCTAATAGCCTTGAAGCAGTTGAGCTTGCCTTGGGTGTGACGGGTGATGCTCAAGTGTTCGTGCGAAACTTGCTGGACATTCCCGCAAGCATGCCGGGTAAGAACCAGGGCGCTTCACCTACCGATAACACCTACCTGTCTAAATGGGACAAACCCCGCGGTGCGTGGCGTAATCTGGGCCTCTACTCGTCAAAGATCACTTTCGCGCAGTCGGACCTAGCGTCCTCGATGGTCGGTAATACGCTGGTTGTAATGCTGAACGGCGCATTCAGCCTTACCTCGCTCAAAGTCCGCTACAAGGGGCAAAAGAACGTTCGACCTCTGGCGCGCCGTCGCTTGTCTCAACCTATTGGCCCCAACCTAATCGGCCAGCCACTTTGTGGAACTACTGCTCAACAGGCCGGCTGGGTTGCTGGTGGAAGCCCCGCTATTGTCGTTCCGATTGATGTATACAACGCGCCGCGCAAGCCGGGAGTTGCAGCGCCTATTGATGGTGTTTCGGTAATTACTGCTACGGATACGCTCACCCAGACGGTGTCGATCCCTGAACATGAGGGATACATCCGTAAATACCGGGTTACCGTTTGGGCGCGGTACTTCCCCAAAGCCTACCTGCGTCCTGATGTATATCCCGGGCTTGATCCGAGCCAAGTGGTAGATCGTGGGGTGTTCCCTAACAGTCCGACCATTACGCAGGACACCAACGATTTGCGCACGCTCAAATGTGAGCTGTGGACCGGCGCAACTTACCCCGCAGCTGGAGGCGCGGAGTTCTACGACTTTGCCCCGCTGCAATGGCGCCCAGTTAACTTCGACTATGAGGCGCTCCCGTACATAACAGGTGGCACTATCAATTTCCGTCTTTCGTGCACTGACGGCGAAATACAGATTGGCAAGGTACTCTTTCAGGAGATTCAAAAATGGGACTGATTATTAGTGTGGCAGGGGTTGACTGGTCTGGCCGTGGTTTGCCATTGGTCAAAGGATTTGTAGCGCCCGAGAGCTTGTTGGGTGCGTTCGATTTCAGGCCACGTACGAACCGGCTCAGCGACCTTTCTGGCAAGGGCTATGTTGCTGTCCCATATCGGAACAAGCTTGATAGCACGGCTCTGGTGGTGGATCAGACGGTCCTTCAGGATACCGCCAACGGGCTGGGCGTTATCGTCCGCAACGGCGCTTTGGACTTCAAAGTTCCGAACCGAGTATTGCCTATCGGTGGAGCCGTGCGTTTCACCATGATGGTAGTAGGTGGCTATTCCGGTCTACCGTTCGACGCCGGCCAGCCGGTCAACAACGCCACCATCAGCAACCTCGCGGATATGGGTAACGGGGTAACTTCTGGGTTTGTTCCTCCGGTCATCCAGCAGTATTCGGGTGATACAACCCTCGGTGCGCGAGTTCGCGGCAATCAGGCTTCTAATATCGGTGCAGCTGCCCCACTTGGCCAAAAGAGCTGCTTGTTCTTGTCTTTTGATGGCACCAAATTCACCTACAGAAACATGACCACCGGGTCCATTGTGGTGAAGACCGCAGAGGAGCTTGGAGTTGCTACTGGGACCAGTTTGACCCCGAGCATCCGCTGCCCAACCCTGGTAGCGGGCAACTACTACGTCGGCGCTACTGCGGTTATCGGGCTGTACCCAGAGCTGTATCAGGTAGCGCAGTGGGACAAGCTGCTCACCGAGAGCGAGATGCAAGACCAATATGCATCGTCCAAGGTCCTGTTTGCGGCGGTGGGCATCTGAATGGAAAGGATCTCGGCTTTTACCGATCTCTGTACCCCACAGGGACTGTTTCGCTATGGGTCTAACGCGGGTGGTGTGCCACCAACACCAGTTAAGGCCGAGTACCTGAACCTGCTTCAGGAAGAGCTGTGCAACCTGGTCTTGGCATACCTTCCTGCTCTGGATGCTAGTGACAGCACGCAGCTGCTCCAGGCGGTGCGCAAGCTGGTCCTGAACTACTACACCAAGCCTGAGACAGACCAGCTGCTGCTCGATCTCGCTGAAGCAATGCAGACCCTGCTCGATCTCAAGGCACCGCTCCTTTCGCCTGACTTTAAAGGCACACCCTTGGTGCCGACGGCACCAGCAGGTACCAAGACTAAGCAGGCGGCCAGCACTGAGTTTGTACAGGCAGCGCTGGCAGGGGCTTACCCTGTGGGCAGCATCTACATCAACGCTTCCAGCTCGGCCAACCCCTCGACCTTGCTTGGCTTTGGCGTCTGGCAGGCGGCAGGGACCGGTCGGGTGCTGATCGGTGCGGGGAGTGGTACAGATGCGCGGGGTGAAGCCAAGACGTTCGCAGGTGGGGCCACGGGGGGCGAGTACAACCACGTTTTAACCGTGAGCGAGATTCCTGAGCATGCCCACCCTATGCCTCAGGGCAGCGTGTCCCCATCTGGCACCACGGGGCCTGTTTATGCATCGGGTGATGACGTCACGCGCACTCCGATTGGCTCAGAGACGCCGGATACAGGCAAGGTGGGAGGTGGGGCCGCCCACAACAACCTTCAGCCCTACCTGGTCGTTTACATGTGGCAGCGCACTTCCTGAGTGCTAGTGCCAAACAGCGCGCCAAGGGCGCCGGGGGTGCTCGGTGCCAAACAGCGCGCTTGGCGGTGCCAAATCCGGCGCGCGCCTACATGCACATGATGGACATGGCGCGGGCACTGCTGGAGCACAAAGGCGCCGGAGAACCGGTTTTCAAGTAATGAAGAAGGGAGAAAACGTGATGGCCTGGAACGGCAAATGCCCCGATTGCCGGGACAAGGAAGCGCATCGGTAAAACTTTTTTACCGAATTAGCGAAAATTCATTTGACTGGCAAATGATAACGATTATTATTGCACTCAGCTGATCGCGAGATCTGCTGGATAACCTGGAGCTTAGGTCGCTCTCAGATTATCTCCTCATCAGGCTAATCACGGTTTTTGACCCGGCTTTTTGCCGGGTCTTTTTTTTGGCTCTTCAGGCTAATGAAGATCGTGATGGCGCGCATGATAGCAAAGGTGTTTCAGGGCGTGAACGCTCATTACAAAACTTTGCGGAATCAGCACTTGAGAATCAATCTCGTTTCGCCTACGCTGATCACGCATCAGGGAAGATGCCCCCACCCCTCCCCTTTATAGAGCAAGGAGCTGTCCATGACCCGTCTGCTGCTGCCCCTTGAACACCCAACCGCTGCCGCCGAACACAATGCCGACGATGCCCTTCTACATGCCCTGAAACGGCTGCCACGGCGCGTGCAGCAGGTGTTTCTGCTCAACCGCCTGGACCAGCTGGACTTTGCCACGATCGCTACCCGCCTTGATCTACCACTGGCAAGCATTGAACGGAACATGGACCAAGCGCTGCAGGTGGGCCGCTCGCGCCGGGATGTACTGGCGAGTGTTGCCGGGCAATGGTATGTACGCTTGCAGAGCCCACAGGTGACAGCGTGCGAGCGGATCGACTTCCGCCGCTGGCTGGATGCGGACCCGGCTAACTTGCAAGCGTTTCATGAGACAGAGCTACGCTGGCGCAGCCTGCTGGCACCGGCACGACAACTGGGCCACGACGGCTGGTATCGGCAAGGCCGGGCTGCACTGTCGCTGGGTGGTTGCTCGATTGCGGTGGGGCTTGGCGTTACAGCCCTGGTACTGTTCGGCTTCTGGGCCTGATCCTCGCTTCAGCCGCCCAAACACTGCTCGCATACGCCCAGCAGGCTACTGTACATTGTCAAGGAGCGGCCGCAACCGCTTGCAATTGGGTTGAAACCGGCGCGTAAGACAGCTGCCGATCACGCCCCTGTTTCGCGATCCCTCCCGGAAACCGCCCCTCCATGCCTGTCAGCGAAAACGCATCGATCATCTGGGTCGTAGCCGCCCTCGCCACTTGCGGCGTCATCCTGCGCCCCTGGCGTATTCCGGAGTACGCCTGGGCCATGGGCGGCGCACTGCTGCTGACCGCTCTTGGCCTGATCACGCCGCACAGCGCGCTGGCTGCGGTGGCCGAAGGCAGCGACGTCTACCTGTTCCTGATCGGCATGATGGTGCTGGCCGAGCTTGCTCGCCAGGAAGGC